CGTCGGAAGGAGTTGTTTCATTCAATCCAGAAGCCGCCGCATTGAAAAGGCGCGGGTCGGCATGCCCCCCAGGTAGTCCGGCAACCATGACGGAAGCGAGTTGCTGACCGAAAGAGCCAAACTTTTGCTTGTCTTTCACTATTACGGACTGCGCGAGAGGTTTTTGCACGGTCCTTGCTGGTTCTGCTGGAGCTTCGAGCATTGCGCTCATGCGGTCTTGACGTTCCAAGGTTCCAACTGTTTTGCTAAGTTCCTCGACCGTGTCAAGGATCTCGTTCTTGAGTGCGAGTTCTGCTTCCATAAGATCGCGGTTCTCTCCGGTTGCCTTTGTGTCGATGTCTGCGACCTTCCGCATAAGGTTCTTAATGTCTTCTCGATACTGAGTGATAGTTTTCATGGTCTTCCTTGTTTGTTTCAGGGCAACAAAAAAACGGCATAGTAAGAGAGTAGGCTCCTACTAGCCGTTCGTTTGTTCTTGCGTTTTCGCTCAGTTGGCCGACCTTGCGAAAAACCCTAGATTATTGTTTATTTGTCGCTCATGCGAACGATGGAGCAACTACCTCCGCTCTTGTCAATAAATCGGCTACCCGGTCTTTCTTCTTCGGCGGTTCAACGTCCCGTTGAGCAACCGGAGCCGGAACAGATTCAGAAGGTTCAGCGTCCCGTTGTTCCTCTCTGTATCCTCCTGCAAGAATGGCCTTCGCCTGTTTCTGATTAAAGCCCACGTCCCGTAAGGCTTTTTCAGCTTCCCTTGCTGTTGGTGCTGCTTTATTTGCGGCTAAATCATCTGGTATGTTTTTGAATTTCGCTTTAACCATCAAAGGAACAAATTTGGCACATGCGGCCATATCCATTCGATCCCCTATCTGATCCACAAAGCCCAACAACTGAGCCTCGTCTGCACTCATCCACGTTTCTGCGCTCATTAGTTCGGCGATCTCCGATACGGGCTTACCTGTTTTTTCTGTGTAGGTAGCGACTAGAGATCCGCCCACCTTATCAAGGGTGTCAGCTTTCTTGCGTAACTCCTCAGCGCTCCCCATCGCCATGGCCCAAGGGTCATGAATCATAAAGAGAGCATTTTCTGCCATGACCACCTTATCACCAGCCAGGGCGATAACTGAGGCAATGGAGGCCGCAAGGCCGTCGATATAGGTTGTCACGTTGGCAGGGTGTTGCTTGATGAGATTATAGATAGTCAGGCCATCGAAGACTTCACCACCGGGGCTATTGATGTGCAAATCAATCTGGGATGCCTTTACCGATGCAAGGTCTTTTTGGAAACTCTTGGCTGTTATGCCTCCGCCAGTCCAGAAGTCTTCTCCGATCTGCTCATAAATCCATATTTCGGCTTTGTCGGCCTTGTTTTCGATTTTGTACCATTGCTTCATTTCGTGTCGTCTCCTTCGCGCTGCTTTGGCTCTGTTGGTGCTGGAAGTTTTGGAGCAGGCGGTTCTTGAGCCTTCCCTGCGTTTTCAAGTGTCGTCATATTCAAAGGGACTAAATGGATATCCCCGCCAGGCACAGGGTCCTGGTCTTCAAGCGCCCTCACGTCGTTTACCGAAAATACGCCCTTGTCGAGCATTACCGTATAGAATGCCGCCCTGCTTTGAGCATCCCCACGAAGCAGCCCCTCGACGATATGCTTGCAGTAGTATCGGCCCCGGCCCGATAGTGCCTTGTCGTACTCAGTGAGCAGTTGCATGTTAAGGTTCTGCTCAATCGTCACGAGCCAAGGAAGAATGGAATCAGTTACAAACGATATTTGTTCCGATTCGATATTGTTGAATGATGACCGCGTAAGGTCTTTCAGCTTGTGAGGAGGGAGATTGAACCATCGTGCCACTTCGGGGATCTGGAATTGTCTCGACTCAAGAAACTGGCTATCGTTTGGAGGGATGCCTATCTTTTCCGGCTTCATGCCCTCTTCAAGCAGCATGATTTTGTGAGACTTACCAAGTCCTGCATAGTTGGACGCTAAAGAGTTCTGTAGATTCTTGTGAGCTTCCGGACTGAGCTTGCCGGGATGGGATACTGTTATTCCTGGATGTGTACCCTCTCCGAAATAACGAGCACCAAACGTCTCCATTGCCATTCCAAGGCCAATGGATTTACGAGCCATAGCTATAACCGAATAGCCTTGAAACCCATCAAAACCAAGGCCGGGGATATGCAAGACCTTACTGCGCGGAAGGGTTACATCGGCCTCGCTACCCATCTTTATTGTGTAGACAATATCGTTTTCTACCATGCCGATTGTTACGCGGTTCGGCGTAATTGGCCAAAGTTCTATAACCTCACCCACGACGTTTCTAACTATTTCTGCATACCCATTCCCCCATGTGAGGATATGAGCAAGTAGGCATTCACGGAATGCCTTTGCAGTCATAAGCGGATTTGCTTCGTCGTGGAGAACGCGGTATAGATGCCGGTCGTCGGCTATGCGTTTCTTATCGCCTTTACGTTGCATGAGGTGTAAGGGCAAGCAGGCCACCGTGCCGGATATGAGCGAAACCGCATTCCAGACAGCCGAATAGGTGAGCGCTGAATGCTCTGTAACCTCTTCGCCGGAAACAGACTGTGAACCGCGAAGATTCCACAACGATGGATTCCAGGCCTTCTCGTCCGTAACGGAAAGATTTTTAGGCGAAAATGCCGATTTAATCCTGCTCCAAATCGTCATAAGACTATAGCGCCCCTGGTTTCATAGACTGACGTTGTATCCTCGTTCATCATGGCCCGATTGAGCCCCATGATTGTCGCCACAATGCCGTCAATCTTGTTTTCGTAGCGTTCTTTGTTGGGAAAGATGTTGTCTTTCTTGTCGGTATGAGCCACGACGTTTGAGGCCATCCAGGTAAGCACCGGGTCACCGTCAAAGTGGAACCTGCCGGACACGACGAGCTTTTCAAGTTCCTTCATGGATTCAGAGAAATTCTTAACTGTTGCGCCGACCTCAATCATGGGAAAGCCCTCTTCGAGCATCTCCACTGAAAGCTGTGTGGCCTGGAAGGGATCAAAGGGAATTTCTGCAATTTCGTAATCGCTTTTGAGTTCGCGCATATCGTCTTTGATATATCCGTAGTCAATTACGTTGCCGGGTGTAAGCGTGATCCAGCCTTCCTTGGCCCATCCAGCATAGTGCGCCCGGTCTTCCGGCTCTGCCTGCTCTTCGGGTAGGTAGTGATTACAGAAAACCGTATAATGGTCTTGCCCTTGTTCGTCTTCCCACCTGAAAAGCTGGATGAGTTCAGCAATATCTATCTTTGATGCCAAATCGAGCGCCAGCCAGCACTTTTGCCCCTTAAACTGCTCTCTTTTAATGGAAGGATCGGCGCACCTTCTCCAATCGACCATATTCAACCAGGCCGTATCGGCATTCATCCACTGATTTAAGTGCTTGCATCGGATAATGTTCTGACGTGAGGCGCGTTGCATGGCCTCTTTGTGTCGTGCCAGGAGGTAGTCTTCAAATACAGAGATTCCAAAGTTGGGATTGGCCTTTTTCCAAACCTCAAAATCCGTCCAATCGTCGTCATCGTCGATTGTGTAGATAATCCCGAATATCTCGTCATTAACGAATGTCCCATCGAGGATTTTGCAAATCTGTCCGCGTTTGTCATAACAAGGCCCGGCAAGGTTTGTGCCTGCCGTGGTGATAATAAACATGAGCGGCTGAGTTCTCGCACCCATGCCCGTAATCATTGTGTCGTATTGTTCCGGGCTCTTATGTTCGTGAAACTCATCCACTATCGCGCAATGAGGACTAGCGCCGTCACCAGGACTGCCGATTATCGGCTCGAACTTAGCGGCTTGATCCGTGATGGAAAGATTGCTCGAATGGACTTCAACATTGTAGTGCTCTTTGAATCCAGCCGCCTTCTTCGCCATGAGACGAGCAGGCTTAAAGACTTCCCATGCCTGTTTCTCTGTTCCTGCCCCCGAATAGACTTCCGCGCCCGGCTCACCATCCTCTGTGAACATATAGAGGCCGACTCCTGCCGCAGTTGTTGACTTCGCGTTCTTTCTTGGCTCCTCCGTGTATGCTTCGCGAAAGCGCCTGAGCCCATCCGACTTCCGCACCCATCCAAAAAGAGTAGTTAGTATGAAGGACTGCCAAACACTCAATTCAATGTCTGTTCCGGCCCACTTGCCCTTGATATGCGGTAGTTGCTCGATGAACTGGCAAACCTTTTCGCCTTTGTGCTTGTCGAACCGAAACGGCCAAGACTCATCTTTGACTTTGGCTAGATCGTCTAATTGACGCTGGCAAGCAAACTTCACCCATTTGCACGCAGGAATGACGCCAGAGACGACTTCTTGCGCGTATTTCAGAGATGCGTTGCAATGTGGGTAGAGGCTCTTGCTCACTTAAACGCCCATCTGTTAGAGGGATCATTTTGATTCGTACCGGAAAGCCTTGCCCGGCTCGAAGGCTCCAAACCGAATGCAGCCATTAACGCCCGGATTTGTGCAATCTCTGCCGACAGCACCGGAAGGCCTTCTCTTTGAGCTTTAACGAACTTTCCCATGAGTTGGCAGTACATCGCCAAAGCGCCGGCGTCGATCTTGGCTATCACTCCCAAGCCGCCCATGCCTGCCATGACACGCCCCCACTCTTCTATGCCTTCAGGAGATAGCCAATCTGGGATATCCGGCATTCCAAGCTCAGGCTGAGGCTCATTTTTCGTCATTCGATCCTTGCGCGCCGTACCTTGTAGAATCTTCAATTTCGTAGGCTTTCGTTTTCTTCCGGCCATTTTTCCCAAACCCAAAATTCAAATCGACATTGCAAGAGAAGAGG